TTCCGGGGACGCGACGCAGTACACAACTGCGGGTGATCCTGGCAACCCTCGACGACCAGGGTGAGGCGCAGACATGAAGGCGATCACGGACCCGCATGGAGGATCGGCAGAAGGTTGTGAAAAATTTCTGTGCTGACAGCGAGTTAGCTCACTTTTGGCTGTTTTTTACACGAATCCCTGCCGACCCTCTCATACGGCCCCCAATGATGATGAGCCGGCATTGTAGGGGTGTAGGGGCATCGCCCCTACGGATAACGCCTCACCCGCGCCGTGGAGTTCGAGGCCCCCGCTTCCTACGCACCACCGTCGATCGATCGGCGGACCCCGCGCCATCCATCACTGATAACCGCTCTTCATGCCTGCGCTGGATCACGTCCCGCAGGTAGATCACGTTGGCGGCTGATGACCTATGCGGCGGCCTGGGCACGTAGAGGCGTCTGTACTGCGGACTGCACGTCCTGAGCTTCGCTTCGTCCATCATCGCCGACCATTCCCGCGCCATGCTTGATGTCAGCGCCAGCCAAGTGAGTTGCGTTGGTGTGAACGCTTTTCCCTCCGGGGTTACCAGCTCGCCCCGTACGAACGAAAAACCGGCCCAGGGGCCGGTCAGTTGTCGATCACGCATCTGCCAATCTCCATTTGGCGTGCCATCGTCGCCGCCGCGGCGTGACCGCAGCAGCAAACGAACGCAACCAGCGCCGCAAGCGCCTTGACATAATATACATTATGCGAAATGGGCTGTGTTGACGCTCCTATGCGCCCTGGCGGCCTATCACTGCTGGTCCCTCCACAGGAAGCGGACCGGACAATGACGTTAGACACCTACGATCGCGTAGACCTGACCGGCCCTTGGGCCGGTTTTGGTTTTCAGGGGCACCGATTCTTCACCCCCGAGGGCCGAGACATCGACCCAGTGGGAATGCGCTACTGGTCGCTGACCTGCAACATCGCACGGGAATGGGCGTTGATGATGGCCGAGGAGCGCGAGCGGGTCTGGCATGCCCGCCCAGCAGAAGTGATCTATCTGCGGGATGTGCTGCGGCGCAGGCGTGAAATGCGGCTCTCAGTGGTGGATGGCGCGGGGTCCGCCGATAGATCAACGGTGGTCCGTAGGACGCGTGGGCCAAGAGGTCCACGGCGCGGGTAAGGCGTTATCCGTAGGGGCGTCGCCCCTACACCCTGAGTCTACAATTCACGCTCACAAATCGGAGGCGGCATGGAACGCAGATATCGGGAAGCAGAGTCATCAGACCTTTGGTGGCAGATTGCACTTGGCGGGTTCATAGCGCTACTTGCTCATAGCATCGTCGTTGGGCTGTACACCAGATACGAGACACGGCAAGCGATGACGCAGCTTGAAAGAGAATCGAAACTGGCGACGCAGCAAATGCAGCGCGCACTTACACAGAACGTGCAGAGAGCCGAGCAAGCGCCACTTATGCGGGAATATGATCCGCCAAGGCCGTTAGCCGACGGCGAGCGTTGCCTACAGGGACGCCGTTTCAAACGAGTATCGAACGGCTGGGTGCAGCTGCCGCACGATCCGTGCTGAATCACGCCAGCAAAGACGCAATAAGCGCGATGACGAACAAGTGCCCCACATAATAGCCATAGAACGCCCAGCGCAGGCGCGGAACAGGCCACCAAACATAGCCAAACGCCAGGACCGGCAATGCCGCCAGCGCCCACACGTTGGCGTTGTACCAGCACAATGCGGCCATGCTGCCAGCTGCAAGCAGGAGCCACCCACCACGGCGTGTGCGGAACCAGCCCCAGGCAGTGACTACGAGCCAGACACCAGACCACTGGTAGTCAACGACCAGCGGCGCGAGGAAGCCGAGCAGCAGCAACAGGAACGGCCTGCGCTGCGACTTGTTGGAAGATTCGATGCCGATAACGCGCCCGAGCAACACCACGACAGCCGCAGCGAGCGAGAACGTCAGCAGGACGTTCAGCGGAAGCCAGTAGCCGAACACCCAGGCGTGGAATGGCTGCGCCAGCAGCCCCCAGCCGGCGAGGCGCAGCACCGATTTGGCATAATCGGCCCGTGGCTGTGCAAGGTTGTAGGCCATCACCAACGCGAACACCGGGAACGCGATCCGCCCCAGTTCGGATAGCACCGGCACATAGCCGCCGAAAAACACCTTCGCAACGTGATCGCCGGTCATCAACACCAGCGCAATCCACTTCAATGCCTCGCGACCGCTGCTGGTCATATCACATCTCCAACGTGGTCGACGGGACCGTGGTTGACGTGCTGTATGGAACGCTCTCCGGAAACGTGCCGGATTGACGGGACTTACGCGCTACGACCGTGCCATTGAGCCCAGGCGCCCCACCCTGCGCCGTCTGCGGCTGCTGGGCTGGCTGCTGCTGCGTATCGTGCTGACGCTCGCGGTATGGGTTGTAAACCGGCCCGCGCTTCGCCAGCGTGCGGCACTGCGGCTGATCGAGATCGTAGAGCGTGCCCTGCTCTGTCAGGCACGTGCACGATGCCGCCTTGTAGACGCCCTGCGCGTCGCGCCCGCCGGGCGAAGACATGCACACCAACAGCGGATCAGCAGTGGGCGAACGATCATCGAAAATCGGTGCTGTCCACGGCATGGTGCCGAACCGGGGCAAGTGTTGCTTGGCATATTGCGTGGGGGATTCCCAGCGCGGTGCATCGCGCTTTGCGGTGTTCGCGGATGCGCCAGGGGCCGCATCGGCTGACGCCGATTGCGTCCCCTTTCCGGTTGCCTTCGCGGCCATCGCGCTGGGCTTGAGCATCGTGTAAGCGAGCCATCCAAGCACGATGGCCAGGATGACCAATCCCGGCAGCGCCAACACTTTCCACGGAATGCGCGGCTTGATCGTGTGCACCTCAGCCGACTTGTATGCGCCGAAGATCGAAGACGGCAGCAAGCGCGTTGTGCGCTGGGCAAGATCGCGTTTGGCAGACGACTTGATTTCTTCATTCAACTCACCCCAGCGGAACACATCGATCATATTCGTGCCGAAGCGCCGCACCACATGCGTGTGTGCACCGATGAGACCACGCACGAACGGATACAGCTGATTGGGCTGCTGTGTGGTCCACACGAAGTCGAGACCGCGATGCCGATGCTCAGCGAGTTGCAACACGTGTAACGGCGTCTGCTGTCGCGTTGCATCGTGCAAATGGCCGAACCACTTCCACGCCTCATCAACAAAGATCAGCGAGCCATTGGGCACCGCATGCGCAGTGCATTCCTCCTGCACCGTCGTGTCGTTGCACGTGCAAGCGGATCCCGGCTTGATCGCGTTCCACTGGCGCGGATCTTCGAGATTGGATGCGAGACCGTCTTGCAAGCCTGCGATACCAGCAGCAAATATCGGTCGCTCAGCGCGCTTCGATTCTTCGACCAGGCGTTCCATCATCAGCGCAGTTTTACCGTTGCCGGGTTGGCCGGTGTATAGCTCGATTGGCATTACGGCTTGGCTCCGAATCCACGCTTAAACAGGAACAGACGGCCCTGCATGATCGCGTGCTTGGCCGCAACCGCAGAGATGACCATCGTCAATGCCTTGTCGAACTGAAGAACGCCCATCCAGGCCATCGCATCTGCACCGAGCTGGCCGTTGCCATTGCCCATGCCTTGGGCGTAGTTCTTGAGCAGATCGATAGCCGGTTCGATCACCATCTTGATCGTGCCGAAATTGATGCCGAGCCACACAAGCGCGGTCATGATCCAGAGGCCGATTCGCGACTTGAACAACCATGCAAGTGCGGTGACGAGATTTGCAATTAACCAGGGCATCAGGTGCCTCCTTGACTCATGAGTCGGATCGAAAGCAACGCCGCCATGACCAACACGATTTGCCCGCCGAGCACCATCCACTGACAGAAACGAGACGTATCAAAGTGGAGCGTCTGGCCAAACACGCTGACGTCAGGAATGGTCGGGCAGCTGCGGCTGTAGCCAAAGCCGGACGTATCCAACTTGCCATCGGGCATGCCGCCCTGGCCGTACCCAGATTCATCAGAGAACGCGCCGGAGTTGTTGCCCTCTTCGCCGATATCAGCCGAGCCACCAGTGCCCGTTACAGCGTCACGAATGGCTTTGACATCGGCATTGCCATTACCAGTACCGGTGTTACTCGCAGCCTTCTCAAGCGCGCATGCAGTGCGCCACTGAAACAACAACTGCGAGTACTCCATCGCCTTGCAGTCCTTGCCGACGCACACCGGGGCAGCTGCACACGACCCACCTTGAATGTTGACGTTGCGCCGCGTATTGCAATCAATGCGCCATTGAATGCGCGCCTGCCCACAGAGGATCACATCGCCACTGCACGAAGGCGGGCTTTCGCAGCTGTCGCCGCCACTGAACGTCGATTTCTTGTCTGCGTCGTCGTCCTCTTCGCCTTCATCCGGCTTGCCGTCACCGTCTGCATCGCGCTTGCACGTACCATCCTTGCCCTTCGCCTCGCCCTGAGCGCACTGTCCGTCACCCGGAAGACAGCCACCGGCAGGTGATTTGACTTGACCAGCGGGACACTCGTTTTCGCTCTGCTTACAGGTCCCATCCTGACCAAGCGTCATGCCCTCAGGGCAAGAGTTATCGCTGCAATCGCCCTTGGCATCCTTCACTTGACCAGCAGGGCAATCCTTCGGCGGCTCAGGCTCACACACACCAAGCGCAGCATTGTAGTAGTAGTTCGCAGACACACTGCTTTTGCATTCTTGATCCGAATCGAGGTCGGTATCGCTGCATTGGCCTGGGTCAACATCGAACTTACCAGCGTAGGTGCCATCACCGTTGTTGAACCACGCGATGCGACAGCCACTGAAGCACGACAACGAACCATTGCGCGGCGTTCCATACACACTCGGAAAAGGAATGTTGTACGGAGGCTTTTTTGAACACGTATCATCAACCTGATATGGGTAGTCACCACATGTCGCGGTGCCCACTGGACCGTTGTAATACTGTGCAACTTCATACTGGCAGCGATACGACTGCCCTGTTGCGGGCGAACCTCGATCGATGCACGTACCTGCGCTTGTAATGAGGTTTGTATCACTCGGCTTAAAATTGGCTGCGTACTCCATGCACTTGGAATAAGCAGTCGCCTTCGAATCGGCAGCGCGTGCGTTGTTCATGCCAATGCCCGAAAGGATCAGCGCAACGACCACATAGGCAACACGGCGGACTATCGCGGACGCAAACACGCGCACTAACCACCGCATCACTCGAAATCCACGAAGACAATCGCGCAGGCCACCAGCCATGCGCCCAACCAAATCCACCCTTCCATCGCCCGTTCCCCTGCCCTATGCCCATCAAAGACCGGCGGGAGGGAGTTGGCCCTGTCCGCCGGTGGTCGTTACATGGCGCGACGCACCCACTTGTAGACCTTGATACCCACCATGACGGTGAGCACTGCACCGCCGATGGCGGCAATCGGCGCGGCTGCGCCCTGGATGGCAGCAACCACGTCGCCGACATCCACACCACCACCGCCACTTGCGAACGCCGGAGCAGAGACGAGAGCGGCAGAACCAACTGCGGCCAGGGCAGCGGTCTTGTTCTTAAACAGGGTCTTGAGCTTGCGCATTGCATGTCCTCCTAGGACTGTTGGATTTTCTTGCGGATGAGCCGGAACACATACGCCGTGGCCCACAGGAGCGCGATTGCGCTACCGATGGCCTGGGCATCCTTCACCGCCAGTTCCGGCAAGAGTGACGGTTGAGGAATCCACATCACTGCCGTGCACGTCCCCGCTGCCGTGTCCAGATCGGCTTCCAGGCATGCGGGGATGAGCACGGCCATGGGTTAAGCAACCCGCGCCGCAGGCTGGACGGCTTTGGCGGCGGAATCCGGGATCAAGCGGATGCGACGACCGAACTCCAGGCCGCCGTATTTGTTGTTCTGCATCGACTTGGGATCGATGACGTAGAAGCCTTCTGCGTATGGCGCTTGATCTTCGTCAAGGCTGATGGTGAAGGGAAGCGGGAAATCGCCCTCACGCAACACGGCGGCGGTCTGCTCGCGGAAGTGCGTTGCAGGCTTGCCATCGCGAGCCGGAAACGAACGGATGGAGACAGCGGAACTCATGATCTGAACTTTCATAGTGGGACTACCTTCCAGGCGAATGTCCGGCCAAAGATGAATGTGACTTTCCACGGAGACGGCCAGAACTCTCCGGTAAGCCTGTCGAACCAACCGCCCTTTGCTTTGCGGATATCCGCTTCCCCGCCGAGAGCTTCACGCGCGTCTTTCGGGGCCTTCCACCAGCGCAACTCGCGCTTGGATTCGGTATCGAGTCCACCAATGCCATGTGTGCGGAAGCCTTTGGGAAAAGCTCCAGCTGTAAGGGCAGTGAACTTGCTCGCGTATTTCGCGAGATACCCGACGCAGTTGCGGGCTTTCTCAATTTGCGTTGTGCCATGTGGCCACCAGCCGCGTTGATCGACTTTGCCGAAATACATACCAGTGGGAACCCACAGCATCACGTGGTAGTGCGGGCGGAATCGCTGGGTGAGCTCTCCGACCCATACGTAACGAAAGCTTTCACGGTTCCACCGTGCGCGCCCAGATTTAAGGCGATTGAAGTGGCCGCGCATGCGTTTAAATAGTTCGCTAACGTCACGAGGGCTGCTGTCGCTTCCATCACGGTAGGTGAGCGTGAGGAAATACCACGCACCCCGGAAGGAGCCTTTTTTCGCTTCCTGGTCATGCAGACGTGCTCCGGTAATCACGGACTTGCGCAGCCGTTGCGCCCGCGCTTGCAGCGGGTCGATTTCGATGGTCACGGTGCCGGTCGTAGAGGCCCGCGTGTCACTTGTTTTGTAATGGACAAGCCCAAGGGCCAGCGCTGCGCGCTGGCCCTCAGCGGTCAATGCGATCGGATGCGCCGCGTCGAACTCACGCACGCTTGTACCGACCACACGCTTGTTCTTTTGAATCTTCTCTGCGGCAATTTCAGTGCGGCGCGTAGCAGCCTGCATGACGCCAACAGATGCATCGAACGCGGACAACTCACGCGATTGCGTGGGCTGATCCTGCATGCGTATGCGTGCGTTTTTCGAGGTGCACGCAACGCACAAGCCGCCTGAGAAAAAGTAGGCAGTGGTGTCGCCGCAGAATGAGCATGTGCCGTCAGACATCACGCAACCCTCCGCGAAGAATCAGACGCACAGGAACGCGCCAGGTCAACAAGCCACGATGCCAAAAGAGCCGGGGTGTGCTCCCTCTCAGCCTTAGTGATAGACGGCAGACGCGGATGCGTTTTTGTAGGCCGGACGCAATGAGTTGGAACGCCTGGTCGGAACGGCATGGCAGGAACATCGGAAAAAGGACGACCAACGATGTATAGCCACGTAGCCTTTTGAGCACGATGACCCCAATGGAATTGCTCAATAGCGAGGGTCCACCCTCCAAACTGGTCTGGAAACTCACCAGGTCGCGGCAGCGAACAATGAGCAAAAAGAGTGCTTGACGAAGGATGCTCAAGGACACCGCCACAACGTTGCACCTGGTCAACGGCCCACGGACCCAGAGCAATTTCTTGCTCAGAAGCATGGGAGAACTGGCGCAACCTGCCCCAACCACGGCATGGAGGATGAGCAACAACCGCCATGCCACCCGCAAAGGTCAACGCATCGCGATCAAAATCGAATGCATCAACACCAGCCATGGTTTTGTAAACCGAATCACGACGCACGAAGAGAGCAGCAATGTCAGCCACGATAGAACTCCATGGCAGCGTCACGTGCATCAGCAGCATCGGTGCGCGATGCGAAATAGCTCTGCTCGACGGCATTGCCGTTGACGACGATGGTCAACACGTAAATGCGTGGACCGCCGTGCACACGAGCAGCGGAGATGAGCCACTGCACAGACGGAGCGTCAGTCATGGCCGACACCGGAGAAATACGCGATCAGACCGGCAGGAGTCAGAAACAAGAAGACGCCACAAACCCATGTCCACGGCTCAGGCAGGTAGTAGGCACCGATGATGAAAAGGGAAATGAAGGCAGCGAGCGCCCACACGTAGCCGATGCACTTTGCGAACTCCTTCATGCAACGGACCGCCCATACCAATAGCCAGAGGTGGCATCGGCCATGAGTTCGGCGCGTTCCTCAGCAGCAGCTACACAGGGATCAACGTAGTCCACCGCCAAAGACGATACGACCAGATCGGCGTAGCTTTCGATAATGAAGACCTGCTCGCGGTGTGCGTGCAGCGCAGATTCGGCGCGACGGTCAAGAATCCAGGCGACCAATCGGGCGAAACCGACGATCACGGTCAGCGCGGAAGCGCCGAGCAATGCAAGTGCGTTGGTGTCCATGAAGCCCCTATCCCCTGCCCCTTGACGCGGACCCCGGAGGGGAGCCGGGGGTGCGCGGTGTCGAGTACCACTCGTCACAGGGTGCATATAAACTAAAACTCAACACCCGCGTCAAGTAAAACTCGATATGCAGACGATAAATAAATTGCTTGACACAGCGCTAAAAGCGTGCAATGAGCCGTCGGACCGCCAGTTGGCGAAGCATCTCGACGTATCTCCGAGCGCCATATCGCTGTGGCGCAAAGGCAAGCCCATCAAGGACGAACACTTGATGGCGTTGATCCACCTAGCTCAAGCGGACCCGGCAATAGCAGTGCTTGTACGGACCGAAGGCGCTGAAAGCCCGCAAGCGAAGAAGGCCTGGGGCGTAGTGTGGGACAGACTATCCCCGGTCACTACGGTGATCGGGGGACTTGCGCTGGTGGCAATCGGCATACACGCAGGAGCGCATGAGGCGCTGCTGACGGCCCTTTCGCCGCTCGCCCTAACCGCACCTTCTATACATTATGCGAAATGGCGTGTTGACGCTGCTGTGCGCCCTGGCGGCCTATCAATGCTGGTCCCTCCACAGGAAGCGGACCGGACAATGACGCTAGACACCTACGATCGCGTAGACCTAACCGGGGTCACAATCTCGCGCTCTGACAGGATGCACGCGCGGGCAGCCTCTTCCGCTTTTTGCCGCCTAGGATCCTGTGGTCCAGCACCGGTGGTTTGAGGAAGGCGTTTAAAGCCTGCGCGCTCCAGTTCGTTGAAAATGCGCTCCACTAACTGGCGCCTGGCTGGAGTCTTTATTGGGCCAAAGTTCACCGCGCATCCGCTCAGCGACATCACACGTGAGACTAGTTCGTCAGCTAGATGGATGAGCGCGTTGTCCAGCAACAGGCAGTTGAATCCACACCAGCCGAAGCGTGCGTCCAGGTCGGCCAAAGGGCGCGTCGCCAGCTGACTGTCTTTGCGGTGGGCCCAGTCCGGTTCTCCGAGTACGCCCGCGTGAAGCACGTCCATTGCATCGCCGGCGTTGGCCGCCTCGCGGAAGATCACCTTGAAAGCCATGATCCAACCCTTGTGGCGATCAACCAGCAGCAAGAGAGTCATTCGGCCTGCATCCAGAAACCGGAAACCCTCAGGCGTCTCGATCCTGACGGTGCCGATGCAACCCATGGCATGCTCGTCCATCTCGACGATGTCCATTGGCATACAGGCCACGAGGCGAGAGACATGGCCGTTGCCGGCCTTCGCTTTGGTCGCGGCCTTGTCCCCATATTGGGTAGCCACGATCGCGTCGTAGTGCTGGATCAGAGAGGCCTTGGTGAACTCCCGTACGGCCCCCGCCCCACGCCGACGCGAGGTAAAAGGCCAGGACTGCATGTCGGGATCCTTGGCCTCGCATAAACGCAAAAATTCCATGTGGACCGACTTGTGTCGGACACCCGCCTCTCCGCCGGGCTTTCGTTTGGCGTTGAGCAGCAAGTACGACTCCAATGCTGCGGAAATGTCGCTGTTCTGGCGTAGGAACTGCGCAAATGCCCCCGCTAGCCCTTTGCTTTGATGCGTCGGCAGGGGCTTCCGTCGCTGCCGCGGCTGGATCTCCAAATAGGGCAGCAGCCCTACCCAGCCGATCGGCATGCCTCGCCCATCAAGCGCGACACATTTGTCATAGGCCCGATAGAACACCTCTCTCCAGATCGATTTGGCCTGCAACAGTTGCGTGATCCGTGCGCCGTGCACGTAGTCGGTAATGGCCTCCTTGAGCGAGTAGAACCGCCTCTTATCTGCCGCATCCAGGCCTTCCAGTGATGGCATGGCCCAGCTGGCGAGAACCAAACGCTCGGGAGGCGTCGTCTTCAGAGTCAGGCGGCTACCCATGACGATGTGTCCGCAGCACGGTACCGGGACCCCACAGGTGGGTATCTACATCGCTTTCAATTTCGCGCGAACGCAGCAGCGTGGCCACTGCGCCTGTCACCAGCGCGGTAATTTCGGAGGTGAGCTGCTGGCACAGATCCCGAACCGCTAGCTCGCCATGTTCTTCCAGCAGATGCCGGCAGCGAATGATCAGCGGCCCCAAGGAATGCGATCGGCACCGGTTGATCGTGGGAACGATGGCCCGCCAGCTCTGGACACGCACCTTGGCTGCGTTGAGCATCGCCAGGCTGATCAATCGCCGGCCTGCCGCCGATGCCTTGTCGGCCTCAAGGGCCAGGTCGACGTCGAGCTCGGTACCCTCCAGCGTGGTGACGGTAGCGAAGTGCCGCCGCCCCGGGTGCGGGTGCGCTCGCCCGTGGCGCAGGGGGGAATAGTCGACGAACGCCACATCCGGTGAACCTTCCAGGTAGAAGAAGGCCTCCAATTCGATGTCCGAACTCAGCGTTAGCGGGAGCGCCTGCGTGTCCTGCGGGGGGCTGACAAACCACAGGTTGTGACCGCTGGCCCCTCTGGCACGCACGGAGGCCAGGTACTGGTTGCGCTTCTTTTGCGCCGGAGTCTTACCCATTAGGTTGCCCGCGCAGACCAGCGGCGGAAGGCAAGCGGGTGCGACCTTGACCCGCGTGGCGGGAAGGGGTGTATAGTGTCTTAGGCATCAACAGGTCCTCCAAACGACTTGGCCTCAAGAGTCCGACCATTGCCGTGGCGGGCTCTTTTTTGTGAATTAGTTTTTAATTCCAGTAGTGCTGGCGTACAGACTACTCGCAGGGAAGGTCGTCAGATCCAATCTCCTGCCGTGGTTTGATTTTCAATCCTCGCCCGAAGAGCCCCGATCATGGTGCTGGACTGTGCTAGCGGATTTCGTCAGATAGGGGCATGGGTATGGACCCGATACCTGTTGAAGTCGTTGGAATGCGACGTCGAGTGGTTGAATCGAACTCTGCTTTTGCCCTGCGAGGGCTTCACCGGGGCGATCTATGAGGGGCTGACACCTCGGGTCTTCGAAGAGATCCACAACGCGGGCAAGAACCCCGACGGCGCCTATTGGAAAGAGATCAAGGACAAGACCAAGAAGTTCAACCTGCTCGAACGGGTATGTGAACGTGTGCCGGCGTCACGCGCTTGGTTGCTGCGCGATTTCAACCGCTACATGCAGCTTGATCCGCCCTCATTGTTGGACTCACGCGAGCAGTTGCTGGTTTACACCAACTCGCGAGGTCTTATGCTGGTACCTGGGCGCGTCATGGCCGCCGTGAAGCACCTGGATCCGGCGCTATACGCCGATCTTGAGCACCGATGCACCAGCGTGCTGATTAAAGCGGCTACCCCCGTAAGCTCCCCCGATCCGCAGACACCGCATAAGTAGATCTTTCTGGCATCGTTCCCAAGTCAGGAGGTTCCATGCGCACATCGAAGTTCACCGAGACACAGATCATCGCCACGCTGAAGCAGGCCGACGCAGGCGTTCCAGTCAAAGACATCTGTCGCCAAGTCGGCATCAGCACGGCGACCTATTACCAGTGGAAGAGCAAGTACGGCGTCGTCGCGGAGT